GCCCATCGCTGAACGGGTTGTAGTCTATTACCTTATTCAACCTCCAATATACCCCGTCAATCTCAATCGTGTCCCTAAAGTCGAGCTTTATAATATCAAGCGGGGTCAGCTTGAAGAACGCGGTCATCAACTTGCTGTCCTTGTCAACGATCTCGCGGTATTGCCGCAAGTGGTATTCATTGAACAGGTTGCTGTTAGTGTAGAATAGCTGACCGACCAATGCGCTGACCGAATAGTATAGTTCAAACGGTATGCCCCAATTGAGGTCGAAGGTCGGGGTGTACGGGTTATTTAAGTGCCCAGCATAGGGGTACTCATTCTGATAGATGTCAAGGTTAGTGGCTGGCGGGAAACCCGATCTGAACCGCCAACGGGGTAACGATGGCAACAGCCCAGCATAATACAAAATGCGAATGTTCGCATCGGTAGGCTTTGCCCCTTCGCTGATGTCGGCATCGTAAATCTTTGGAATGATACGATTTGACCCGTAGTCATTGTTTAGCGGTGTCGGGCTGAAAACAATGCTTACCTCAGTGCGCTTTGGTACGAAGTCGTTGTCAATCTCAAACCGCCTGCTGCCATACGTGCGCCCATGTGTATTCTGGTATCGGCTGTTATAGTAGTCACCATCCTCCGAATACTTGAACATATACTCCCGCGCTGCAAGTAGCCCCATCGGTATCAGTTCGATCGGGCTGCTATGGTCGAGCTTATACGTCCAGTCTCTGCGTGTGCCGTTGGCGTAGTACTCGTCCCATGTCTCGATAATGTAGTGGTCTGGTATGTCGGGCGATGGGGTCATTTGCAGATTGAACATCCTCAACACTGAAATGAGAAAGTCCTTCATGCTCACATCGGGGAGGTTCTGAGTGACCTCGTATGTACCGCCCTCAAATAGCTGACTGACCGATGGCGTGACCGTGAATGATCCGCTAGCTATCTGATGCCCAATGTAGCTTGCCGTGTTGCTGTTGATTGGGGTGTCGTAATCAGGTGACCACCCATTAGGCCCATCGGCTGCAATGTGAACATAGACCGCGTCACCCGCGTAAGTGTCCACATCGTCTGACTCAACCGTGATGGTCTGATCGAAAATGGGGAAAGGGCCTGTACCGACTGAGCTTACTGCGAATATGTCGGTCAGGTTCCACTCAATATCTGTTGAGCCTATAATGTTCAACGAGCCGTCAGCAGCACGGTAATGCACTATTTCGAGGCGTTGCTGATATAACCCCGATGCGGGTGCAAGTGACCCGTTGATATTACTGTTGTACCATAGTATCAGTTTGACCGATGCGGAGTATCTGTCGCGTCTGTGCATCTGGTAGATTTGATACTCATATTGAGATGCGGCTGGGTTATAGTTGCCTCCTGGAACTATGCTACCAGGAGTGTCAAGAATGACATATTGGTTAGATGGGTCATTCGTCTCAACCTCAAAACATACCCTCGCGGGCACAACCCCGCCACCACCTAACGCCAAAAAACAAGAGTGATTTCCGAATGTGAACGGCTGCCCAGTTGTGAGCAAGGTTCTGTTATGCAGGTTCTGATCGATGGACTTTTCTACAAGTAGCGAATTTCGCTCACGCTCATCGTCTCCTATCATTGGCATACTCGACAGCGGAACAACAAGACGCTTGAAGCCTGTTGTATCGAATAGCGCACATTCATAAGTGCATTGCGCGTAGGCAAAGATTCGATCAATTAGTTCCTTGACATAGATGGCGGGGCGCATATCCTCAACATGATAGACCCGATACCCGTCTGAATAGTACAATGTATTAATGCCATAGTCAATCATCGGGTAAACGATGCCCTCGCCTATCGGTGCTGTCCATGTGTCAATAATGGTCTGCCGCTGATACGCGTGATCGAGGTCTGAGCAGTCGATATATGGCGCATAGACTGGCAACGCCCCCGCCGCCACATTCTGTTCGTTTGTGATGTAGCGATCGTTGATCTTGTAATCAGCAATGCGAGTAAAGATGTTCGACAGCCTGCCGATGAACACAACCTCGTAATCAATCCGCTCATTCAGGATAAGCACCTTGCGCAGCTGAATGACCCCATCGAACACGGGGGCTGAGTCAACATAGACCTGAACGGCTGCTTTTTTATTCGGGTTGAAGTTTATTTTTATGTTCGGTTGCCCCGCTGTTATAATGTTGCTTACGGACACATCGAACACATGACCGAATAGCTCATTGTTATTTACGGTGCCGGGGCATCGAACGGTCTTGCTGAACTCGGTCGCGCGGGTTTCAGGGTTGCGAACGTCGGACACCTGATAATTGAACGAAAAGGCCATGCCCGATTGAACATCGAGCAAATGACCCTCAACACGTACTTCGGTATTAGCCACGGTGTGTTCGTCCGTTTAGTGCGTATGCCAACTCAAACTGCGCATATATGACCCCATCCTGAACGCCGCGCATCGTACGGTATTTCTTGTTGAGTATGTTCATCGCTATAAACGTGCCGTCCGATTGCTCAAGGTACACTTCGGGCGAACGGTGCAGGGTTTTCATCCAAATGCTCTCGGCATCGGTCAGATGGTTGCTGTTAACCGTTAACCGCATGGGCACGTCTGAGGCATATTCGACCGTGCCGCGTGATTGTGTTGTGTATCCGTAGCTGACTGGCCGCGATGCGAGTACGTTATGTTGACGGCCAAATGTTGACCGCTCAATATCCTCTTCGATGACCGACTTCAATGTGAACGTGTACGCATCGAACCCGCCCAACGGATTGAGCCAATGCAGGCGCACCCGTTCGTATTTCGCGCAGTCTGAGATGTTGAAGGTGTATGTCTGCCCAACGGTAAACCCGCCTGAATTTCTGAACGTCACGGTGTAGCTGCCTGCGCCCGCAAACGAGACGGGCGAACTCATCGCGGCAAGGTCGCGCGTACCAACGGCCACCCGTGTGCGCCTGCGCTTGCTTATGACCGATGGAATGATTGAGCTGCCGATTGATACCGCCCCGATCCAATCAGTGAACGGGTTTGTGTAGGTGTAGGTGTTTAGTAGCCCGCCCGTGTAGTTGTACGTGCGCACCCGCATATCATAGGGCGAATCTGCCGTATCAGTCAGGCAATGTAAAAACAGGCTGTCATTGCTGCCGATGGTCTGCGTGTTCGCTGCCGTGGTAAGGCATCCAACACCCGATGCGTTCAACAGGTAGTCGGTCTGATCGTAAGAAAGGAACGGCACGGGGTCAAACACCGCATTGAACACGTAGTTCATGGGGTCGGTGCCTAATATAATATCCTTAATAACCCATTCGGTACCGTTGTAATACTGAGACGTGAACGTGAGCCGATACGATGTGATGCTATTCTCTGCCAGCATCCAAGGCGAAAGGGTGTAGTCGCGCGGGCCGTGCGTATATGACAGGTCAACGTCAACTATTCGCGAAGGATCGAACACAACACATCCGCCTGTGCCTGCGCGAAAGCGATACTTGTGCGTGGAAATTGGGTCTGCGAGGTTGCCATCGCGCAACACATTTATCAGCATCCGCCAGTTGGCCAGGTCGGCATCTGTTACGTTTGTCTCCCTGACCACCCACGGCTGCTGATTGTAAGCGGGCGAGTAGTCGGGTGGGCGTTGCTCAATTATCAGCATAATGGTATATACCCGTTAGGTACGTTTTGCCGCAAGTTTAGAATTGAGCGCGTCAATCATTGCGCTAAAGTCATCGACCGCAGCCGTACCGATTGCCTCGGCCATCTCGTCAATGATGCCTGATTTCTCGACTACGTTGGTAAAAAAGTGGTTACCCTTAGTTCCTTCGCGGGCTATCTTACGGCTGATGAGGTATGCAAGCGACTCGTGTTCTTTGATGGGCAACTGACCGCGAACGCCCAAGCGGTCAAGGACGTTCGGCATTGTAAGCCAGGTCAATATCTTAGACCGTGGCGGCCATTTGCCAGCCTTGCGCCCCTCGTCAACGAACTTGTAGTAGTCGGCCAGTTCAATATCTAATGTCAGCCTGTTCGACCCCTTATCTGAAATGGTGAACCCAATCGATTCTTCTAGGTTGCCCGATGCCGACTGCTCACTCTGTTGCAAGCCGTCAACGAGGCGGTTGACAATCAGACCACCGTAAAACCTGACCGCTTCTGCGACTGCTGGGCCTGCCATGTTGATTTCGCCTTGTAAAACGCTAACCTGTTGAACACCTCTTTAACGGTGAGGCTAAAGTAATAGTCCCACTTGGAACTATCGCCATTGGCTAACGTGTCCGCCACGTCCATCCACCCATACGTTGCGTGAAACCTGTCCACGTCCTCAGCAGCCGTGTCAGTGCTGCCGAATAGGCCAGCATACGCTTTGAATAATTGAGGTAGTTGGACAAAAAAAAATCAGTGTTCGGTTTGACCACGGTAACAGGTAGGTCAAGCACGGCCTCCGCCACGTCCTCATGCTCCTTTGCATCGTACTTGTATCCCGACCACGGCCACCGACCGCGCTTAGTCAGGCAACAGGCGAAAGCATTGTGTAGGTTCTTTGCCGCGTCTTTTTCGTTCTTAACGAAGTGCATCAACCCCGTGAACGCCCCGTAGCTCATTGCTTTCGGGTTCGCGACCACCTTATACTTTGCACCGTTCAATGTAATCGTGTCCTGCCGCTTGGCATCAATCGGAGTTTGCAAGAATTGAAGAGTCTGCCATACGTGCTGAAATGAGCCGACCGACCACGTTTTAACCTCATCAATGTCGGCCCCCGTGAAAATGCTGATGGCCGCGTGAACCTTGTCAATGTCGGGCGCATCTTCGCTCATCATGTCGGAATAGGCCATGTACTGCCGTAGCGTTACTTGTGCCCATGATGTAGGTACAATTACTGATTTAGCCATTGCCGCGAAGTTAGGCTATCGGGGTGAAGTCGGTGATGGCGACAAGGTGCCCTTTTTGATCCATTACTGATTCAAGTTTTTTTAATGCCGCTGAAAAGCAGTCTCCAGCTGTCATGTCAATGGGGAAGTCAAGAACCATACATAGCACATCAAACGGGGTCTCTCCCATGTCTCTTCTCTTCACGCGATACATGACCTTGTAGCTCTTCATCTTCGGCTTGTCGGCTGTTGTCTTCATCGGTTCTGCTTTCGGTTGGTCGGGTTGGTTTTGAGTGGCTTTCCTCTAACTTCTTTTCAAGCCATTGAACGTAATCAATGTACCAATAATGAAGCGCTATTTGGTCGCATGGCGGTTTATTGCCCGTTTCTTTTACGTACATCTGTTCCGCTGTCATTCGTTTTGGTGTATTAGTGACGGCAAAGGAAATGCGCAAACGAACGCGCGAAATGAAATTCGCATTAAACTTTGGCCCTCAACACATTCACCACATCCATTGACCAATCGCGCTCAATGTCCGCCCTGAGTGCCGCGCCACGTTGCGCGATCTCATTGGCACTCATCGCCTCGGCCTGTGCGATTGCCCGTTTCCAGTCGGTGACGTGAATGACCCCATCAGACTTGAATGGGAAGTACGGGTGCATGGCCTGAACGAATATCGGCCTACCCTTCGCGCCCGCCTCCAATATCTTTAGGTTTGACTTGCAGCGGTTGAAGGCCGTATCTGCTAACGGTGCGACCGCAATGCTGATGTGGTCATAGAATTTGCCGTAGTTCCACACATCCATGGCCGTACCCACCTGAAAGGGCAGTTTCCCGTGGTCGCTCATCATTGCCGCCATCGCGGTGAACTCCTGTCGGTTGCTATCGGTCAGCCCGCACAACAGCCTATTACCCGTCCACCCGCGCCACGCGCCTACGGTCAGGGCCATGTCGGGCAGATGGGTTGCGCCTGCTATGTATCCGATTGTGCGCACTTCGGGTAACGGGGTGACTTGCCATTGCTCATCCTGGAGGGCTATCGCGTTGGGTACAATGGACACGTTCGGGTTGAGCGGTCGGCACCTCTGTGCCAACGCCTCATGCGTCACCCATACCTCATCGGCCTGCTCGATCGATCGGGCAATGTGCGGCCCTACTTTCTTGTGTTCGCGGTAAAGAATGTGCGAGGACGGTAACACCCAATAATCGTCAACATCGCATACTACTTTGATGCCCCGCGCCCTCAATGCAGGTATCACTTGCCCCGCCTCATCGCCCGCAAGGAAACGATTGAATACCACAACATCAACAGCAACAGCGTCAACATTCGCCAAAGGTATTGCGTTGTAGCGCGTGACATCATGCCCCTGCGCCGCCAAATGTTCAAACGGTCTTATCAGTCGGTGATACTCAACGCCTCCATCTCGGTCGGCAACGTAGCCTATTTTCATGCGATTGCGTATGTGCCTGAGCGCGCTTTGACCGCCTCCATGATCGCATACCTCGCGGCATCGATGGCGTGATTGTTCGCGTCCTCAGGTTCGTTGGTTGTCTTGCCCGCTTTATCGACCTGCCACGAATATGATCGCAGTTCACGTATCAGGTCTATGCTGTCATTGGTCACGTACAGATTCAATCCTTGCATCTTCGCGATGCCTGCCCGTACGCTGTCAGGGCCTTTGACTGTTGGGCGTATCCTGAACCCATACCGCCTCAGTTCTTCGATGGACTTCGGTTCGGCACTATCGGCAATGATCTCGCTTGTCTTTAGGTGCTGCAATCGGTTCGAGATGTCGAGATTGATTAGCCCCTTTTCGTACATGACCTGCCGAAGGTAAACGTCCGTTTCGTTAATGACCGTTACCTCAACTACTGCGGTCGGGTCATTCGAGAAACCCCAGTCTAACCCGTACACCCTTCGCCTGAACGCAGCGGGTACGCTTTCGACCTGTTTCCAGTTGTTGAACACAACACCCTGCAATGATCCGACCTCGCCAAGGCCGTAAACCC